CCGCGAATGATTCCGGTCTGTGCGTCGATGACGCCTGCGGAGGCTGCGAATGTGATGACGGGTTCCATCGCCAAGGCGACGGCCGTCAAAACTAGTCCTTCAGCTTAGCCTCGCGCCGCCAGCGCCAGAGCAGAAAAGCAATGCCGAGGAGCGTGCCGACGAGCGCGGCGACCTCGTTGACCTGCGATAGGCTCACCATCGCGGCGGCAGGCGTGGCGGCGGTAAGAACGGCTCGGATGTTGTCGGTATTCATTTTGATTTCTTCGCCATCCGGTCGCCGAACCACCATCCTACACAATTAAATGCGGCGAAATTAGCCTGTTCCGCCATAGACGAACGCTCTGCGCCGGCTGAGTGGAAATACACCACCGTCGCCACGCCGACGAGCGTGAGCGTGATGAACGGCCGAAACAAGGTGATGATGTTAGCGCACCACGGCGCGACGTTGCTCGGCACGGTCGCGGCCTGCTGGCTCGCGGTGAACGCTGCCCACGCTGCGGCGTCGGCTGCGATCGTCGCCATTGTCTTGGCCTCTTCGAGCTTCCGTGCGTGGTCGCGTCCTGCCTTGAACTCCTCGAAGAAGCCGTTGCCGATGCGGAGAATCACGCCGAGCGCACCACCACCGAGAGCGTTGCCAAGCAAATCGAGGATGTTCATTTTTTATTAAAGAGGTCGAAGAGCGATTTCATCTTTTCCTCAAGAACTGCCACGCGCAGGTCGAGCTTTGAGAGCACGATAATCAGGGTTATCATGCCCAAGAAAATCGGCCACCCCTTCACAAGGATTTCGAGCGCGTCCATACATCAGGGCCAGATGTAAGTTCTGGAAACGATGCCGACAAAGTTCCGCCCCGTCATCCGCTCGGCGTTTTCGTAGGTCTTCGTTCCGAGCCCCGTCATAATCCATCCGCCCTCGGAGAAGCTCGCCGCTTGGTGCATGACGTGCCGCCCTGCCCACTCGGGAATGTAAATGCAGAGAGAGCCCGCCCGCACGTCGGCAATCGTCGCGCCCTGCACGGTCACGACGTAGGCCATCACCGTCGCCAGCGGGTCGGTGCCCGCGGGCGCGGCCGCGATGTAGGGAGCCATCGAGCCCGTCCCGAGCACCGCCACGGCCCCGAGCCCTGCGAGCGTCCGCGCCTCGTCCTGCGTCTTGGCCACGATCCGCAGCGGCAACCCCGCCGTCAGCACCCGCTCACTACGCAGCGCCAGCGCGAGCACGACCACGAGGCCGAGCGCGAGGACCGCGAGGAGAAGTGAGCGGCGTAGCGTCACGACGCGGGCTTGTCAGCGGCAGCAGCCTTGAGCTGTTCGATCTCCGCAAGCGCAGCCGCAAGCGAGTCAACGAGCAGATTCAAACTCTGCTGCTGGAGTTGGGTAACGATGGCGTTTTTGTGTTCTTCTTTGGTCATGGTAATTATTCCTCGGATACAAGCTCAAACCCCGCATTGACGGCCAACACGGCGGCAAACGCAGCGTCATCCGTCCACGCGGCGCATTGTTCTGCCGTCGCAGGCACAAGGCCCACAGGCATGATTTCCACGCCGTCAGCGTCGAGGAGGTGGCAGTCGGCCACGGCAGTTGGGTCGGTGTAGTTTACATATCGAACTTCGAACAAAGTTCCGACTTTAGGCTGGGCGGGAGAGCCCATTGTGTATGGTGCGATTGGGATGGTCATGGGTGTAAATTAGTCGTTCGTGGTTTTGGCCGCTAAGTAGAGGGTGACGCCGTTCACGACCATCGTGATCGTGCGGTTTGGAGACGTTGGCGAAACGGTGTTGACGGTGTTGCCAATCGTCACCGCGCCCGTGAAGGTGGCGGCTCCGGTGGTGCTAAGGGTGCCCGTGACTGCTAGGCCGGTGGAGGAGATTAAGCCTTTTACGTCTCCATTATGAACCAATGAGACATTAGTATTTGTGATTGAACCAAGCCGAATAAGACCCGCATTATTAACAGCTAAAACAGCGCCGTGGGTTGCATTGTTTGTGTAAAAACCTTTGAGTGATGCAGAGCTAGTGGTTACTGTGACATCGTCCGTCGCCGTCACCGCGCCCCCGAAATAGCTCGCGTTGCCGTTGTTGCCCGCCGACAGCCCACCCGTGACCACTAGCGCGCCTGCGTTAGCTGCGCCTGCGGTGGAGGAGGAGATCGTCACTGCGCCGGTTATGCCCAGCCCTGTGCTCGCAACGTCGAGCACCTTCGCCCCGCCAATCGCCACGCCGAGATTGTTCGCGCCAATGTTGAAGAGGCCGGTGTCTTGGTCGGCGTTGAACGCGAGGCTTGGATTTCCGACTGAGCCCGCAGCCGCGTGCACGCTGCCGGTCGGGGTAATCGTGCCGGCCACCGTGACGCCCGTGGTCGTCATCGTCGCGCGGCTCACGCCGTTCACCGCGAAGCCCATCACGTTCGCACTCGCGCGGAAAAGTCCGGTCGTGGGCTCGTTCGTGAAGTTCAACGAAGGAGCCGCCGCCGTGCCGTCGTCGAGCGTGATGTTCCCGTCGGTCGCGCTGATCGTGATCGAGCCCGCGCCGTTGGAGATCGCGATGCCGGTGCCAGCGGTCAGCGTCGAGTTCACGAACGCCGAGCCGTTGCCGATTAGAAGCTGTCCGTTGCTCGGCACGGGCACTAAGTCCGTCATCGAGGTCACGCCTCCGCCCCCGCCCCCGTTGCCGCGCGCTGCGCTCAGAGTCCAGTCGCCAGCCGTGCGGCTCGGGCGCTCGCGGTTGCCGTCGATGTTCGAGACGAAGCTGTCGCCGTTGATCGTGACCAAGTCGAGCCGCTGGTAAGTTTCATCAGGCATCCAACGTCCGCGAGGATTCAGCCCGCGCGGCTCGGCAAACTCCTTGCGCAGCTGGTCGATTTCGCCAGCGCGCGGGAAGCGCGAGAGTTCGTCCGTGACGATTTCCTTCACCGCGTGCGTCAGCATTGACGCCGCGTCCTCGATGCGCGCCTCGGCCTTTGCGAGCAAGTTCGCGTTCTCCGCGCGCTCGGCCATGAGCACCGAGTATTTCGCGGCGGTCGTGACCTCTAGCTGCTTCGATAGCTGCTCGACTTTCGCAGCGAGCGCCGCGCCGGTCTTCGCGTGTTCGTCGGTCGCCCGCGCGCGGCAGAACTCCTCAAGCTCGGTGCGAATCTGCGGCTCGGCCTCCTCGAATGTGCGCTCGATTTCCGCGTTGAGATGCTCGCGAAGTTGCGGCAGCTCGGAAACCAACTGCTTCAGCTCCGAGCGTTGGACGATGGCTAGTTCAATCAGCCGTTCGATTTGGGTCTGCGTGTCGTTCATAAGTTTTTATTTCCCCGCCTTCGGATGCTTGCTCGGTAAGAGGTCGTTATCGGTAACGTATTTTGGATTCTCGGGGCGTCCGTTTTTCAGCAGGTAGAGGAACGCGTTGACGCGTGCAAACGCCCATTGCGAGGCGGACTTCACGACCGGCGAATGTGACACGTTAAACGCTCCGAGCCCACGCTGGAAAACCGACTTGAGCTGGCCGAGCGTCGCCCTTCCGTTGCGCGTGTTGCTTTCCTTCGCGTTGAACTCGTCGGCCTTGTTTTGCAGAGTTGCCTCTTGCTCCGCCGTCACCTCCGCGCCCTTGCCCGATGCGTCGCCCTTCGCGCTGCCTTCGCCTGTTGGGTTTTTGTTCGGCGTGCCGCCCTTCGGCGCTTTGTCCGACGCCACGATTGCGCCGCGCTTGCCGACCTTTGCGAAATGCCCCTCGTGCTGTTTCATGCAGACCGCGTTACGCTGCTCCGCTTCGGGAAATTCAGCGGTTGAGACTGGGTCCGCCATGCACCGCGTCATGAAGTCGCCGTGATCTTCATCCGCGTTCGGCGTCGGCAAATCGTATTCCTTCTTCGCCAGCTCGATGATGCTGCGCCCGTTGATGATCGGCTTTGCGCTTTCCGCGACTCGATCGTTCACGTCGCGCCGAAAGTGCGTAATCGCTTCAATCCAATCCGTCGCGGACATCTTTTTTTCCGACCTTGCTGGATCGCTCGCAACCGAGCGCACGTCGAACTCGATGCGCGCATCGACTGGCGCGGAGTTCTTCTGCTTCGTTTCCGCCTTGTTCAGCCGCTCGACGATCGCCGTGGCCCACGCATACCCAGCGTCTCCGCCCCAGCCATACCACGCCTGAAATCCCTTCCCTTCATCCTTCCACGTCTCGCCCTGCTTGTCCACTTCGTGCCGGTCGAAAAAGGCTTTCATGCGGCGCACGGTGTCTTCCGACATCGGGCGCTTGTTCATGATGTCCCGAGCGCGCGCGATGCCGACGCTAGTCATGCCGCGCTGTGACATCGGCTTCTTCTCGCGGATAGCGAGCGCACGGCGCGCGTTGTCGGCCATTGCGTTCGTCGGGATGTAAGACCCATCCGCGAAGTTGATCGTGACGAGGTTCGCGCTGTTCTCAACCTGCTCGACGGGCTCAGCCGGTGCCGGTGCGACGCTCGCCGCCTGCGCCTCGGCCGCGCTGACGCCCACCGCGTCGCCTGCTGCGGCTGCGGCTGCGGGCGTGCTCGGGAGTGAGTTCGTCGTAAGCCGAATCGCGGTCTCGGGAACGCCATACTTTTCGGCGAGCTGCTTGACGTAAGCCGCCTCGATCGCGATCTGCTCCAGCCGCGTGAAGGCGTCCGTGCCTTCTTCCGCTGCGATTTCTTGAAGCGACTTCGCGCCCTGCCGGTTTTCGTTCATGTTCGCGGCTGACTCGCGGCCCACGTCGATCGAGAGCTTCGCGGGAAAACGCCACTCGCCCGAGGTCGCGCGGCGCAACGCGTGAACCATCGTCTCGCCGGCCAGAAGCGGAGGCGGCGGGATTTCCCCGCGCGCGATGGCGTCGAGAATCACGGCGTCCTTGATCGGGTCGAGAACCTTGTCGGTGAGCACGCCCTGCTGGCGCGTAAACACGCGGTCGGCTGCGGCGAACTCGGCGCGGACGCTTGGGCCTTTGTAGTCCTGCGTAGTGAAAAGAACTGCCTCGGGGACCCCGACTCCTATGGCAATCTCCTTCATTAAATGTTGGACGAAACCGGTAAACGCCTGCGACGGACGCGACGGCATCAC